CGATCTTGAGCCCTGGGTACAGGGGCAGCTCGTGATAGCGACGTTCGTTTTTTAGCTCGAGGGTGAGCTTGCTTCCGTGCCAGCCTGGATCGCACCAACCAGCAAGAAGATGATTAAGGCCGTCTCTGGCGCGGCTTGACTTGAGTACAAACTGAGCGGAGATGTCGTCGGGGAGATTAAAGCACTCGCGTGTTTCAGCCAAGCAAAAGCTGCCGGGCGAAAGCAGGTATGGTTCATCCTTCGTTGCCTTCTTTATGTCTACCCGAAACAGGTCTTTATTTGTTGGAGACTCAACCATCAAGAAATTGCCAAGAACTACGTCAAGACTGGCTGGGTTGATCAGTTCTGGATTGAAGGGCCACACCATTTGGCTGTCTTCACAACGCGCACGAATCTCCCAATCGCAAAGGACTGCCACGCTTTATAGATAAAAACGTATTTTAGCCTTGGGTCATCGGTCGACAAATACTGCCCAGCCGCTTGCTTCCCCTTCAATAGACCAACGCTGGTAGAAAGCAGGACGCGACATCCTGATTAACTCACCAGATTTTGTGGTGTCATGGCCGCCATGTTCCATGTCTGGCTTGCCCATTGGATCCATGGCAATAAAGTCATCTTTGTCATAGCCAATAATTACGCTCCAATGGCCACAGCCATCGTTGTCGCATACTGCTGGCTTTCCTTTCGTGAAATCACCTCTATGAAGCCAGCCAACCATAATTGGCCTGCCAGCATCAATCTCAATTTCAATATCTTCAACCCTTACGTTTTTGCGAAATTCAGCCTCTAGGTCAAGTGATCTCAAAGCAGAGACCTGAGCATGAACTTCGGTTGTATCGCCAAACTTTCGGCGTATTTGCCGATAAGCGTCTTGGCTATGAACAACACGGTGGAATGCAGCGACCATTGCACTTGCTGAGTCAAAGCACTCCCTGTACCCGTAACCAGTAGGGCTATCTAGCTGGCTGTAATACGGAACCCCATAGACCTCTTGATGAATGCCGCTTGTCTTCCACATCTCAAACCATTCAGCTTCGTCATTAAGCAGGTCTTGATCAATAGCACGTTCCAGCTCTGCAATAGCAGCCAGCTGGTGGGGGTCGTCCTTTTTAAAAAATTGAAAAAACGGAAGGAGTGACAGCAAACCCACGATTACAACCCAGACCCACATTTATTTCTCAACGCGATCTCCAGGGAAGAGTAGATCCTGCACATACTTACAAGCCACATCGTCCAACTGGTTGTCTGTTTGCTCACTGATCTTGATCAGGCAATCCATTAGCAGCTGTTTTACTGCTTTTGATTTGATGAAGCCAAACAGAATTGGCTTTAGCAGTAACACCATGACAGAACTGTATTTGCCGAAATTCTAGACGCGGTTTTGATGACCCTCAAGCCGTGCAACATTCTGCTCTAGGTCCGAGATCCGAGCGAATAGCTCTTGGTCCCTAACCCTTAAATCAGCATGGAGCACATCCATGCGGCTCGCTAAATTATCGACAGCTGAGGTCAGACGCACCAACGAATCCCTTCCATGCTGGCCTTCACGGTTGGCACCCTTAAGCCCCGAGGCGGCAACGCCTATTGACGCACCAGCAACAGCAGCCCAGATTTCAACCACCATCCGACCAATAGCGTTGTTTCATCATGGCAGAAGAACAGGTTAAGCCGGAACAGGAGCAAGAATCCGAATCAACGCCGTTGGCGGATTTTGTAAAACTCGCTGTTCTTACGTGGTCGATTGCGATGCTGACCCTTAATTATTTGGGCCACGTCAAAGCCATGGACCCAACTTTTCCCGCCAGCTTGTTGACAGGGACGCTGAGTTCCGTAGGCGTCAACATCAAACGCGCCAACGGCAATGGCAAGAAAAAAGAAGACCCTACAATCAAAGAACAAACCCCTACGTCAAAGCCAAAATGAGACGTTTTCTCTTTGTATCGTGTCTAACATTGTTTGCGGTAAGCCCTGCGTCAGCGGACATTACGCACAAAATCCAATCCAGCATTTCGCTAACTGTTGATGGAGCAGCGTCCCAAGCAACAAGACTCCCGAGCACACTATCTGTATCTGGTTCTAACGTCACTCTGGGTACTGCTCCTAAGTTCGGGAGTCATAGCGCCGGGACCGCTCTTGGTTACACTCCTGGTGAGTTTACTATTACTAATGCTGGGGACAGCTTTAGCTATTCAGAATCGTTTATAGGCGGCGATAATACGCCAACTGTTCTTTCAACAACAGTTACAGGTGGAGTAGTTCCAGCTTTGCCAATCTTTGCCAATACAACGACGACTTCTGGCGGAACAGCAGGCACTTTGGCGGGCTTGCTTGATTCTGGAAGTGCATTGTCGATCACTGCTGGCGGCGCTGGCACCTCGGCAATTGGTCAGGTTATCCAAGAGCTGACGGTTAAGTAATGAAAGTTCTGTTGCTTGCTCTTTATGCAAGCTTTGACCTGCTAGTGACTGCTGCTGCTGTGGCAATCCCAGTTGTGCCAAATTTTCAGCAAGGTGTTTTGTCTTCAACCACAAGCACTAAAACAAAAGTTGTTGAAATTATAAATTCATACGAGTATAGAACAGGCTATGAGTACAGCGCAAGCGGAACAAACATTGAACCAGTTGGTGGTGCAATTGCCCCAGCTAGCCTGACTTCCACAACAAACACTCTTAATGGTGTTTCTAGTCGTTGGACTGGCCTTGACCCTGCTAGCAAACCTGTCTGGAACATAGTCAATAAAGCAGCATCTTTTCAGTTTGTTGAAACGCTCCAAGGGCCAGGGCTTACAAATCACACCTTGATCAACAGAGAAACTGACGTTGAATCTTTAACGGAGACAACAAGCACCTTTAGCCAATGAAGCGAGTTATCGCAACGCTTTTGCTGTTAGCCGCTCCAGCGCAAGCACAGGTCTCAAGCACTGCCGCTCCAGTTGCAAATAGCAGTGGATCAGTCACAAATCAGGCTGTTCAAGTCGTGCCATCAAGGCAATTCACAAACACTTACGGTGGAGGCATTAGCTGCCAAGGTTCAACTTTAAATATCAACCCTTTTATTAGTTCCACAACAGGTTGGGCGCAACCATACGAGAAGTATTACAACGAGCCTGTTTATGACACGCTTGACCTTACTGGCGCGTTTTCTGCTGACGGTATGCCCATCCCAGATGGCCAACCAGACAATCCGGGCAATGTGCTTTTTTACAAACCAATGCGGACTGGGCAAAAAACAAACTTTTCAATTAACGGTGGCATTACAGCCACGATTTCAATACCGCTGGATCGCCATCACGTCAGGACTTGTCGTAAAGCAGCCGAAAAGCAAGTGGCGCTTTTAGACGCAACACTTGCTGACAAAAGGCTGAACTACGAAATTGCAAGGCTTAAAAATTGTGCAAACCTTATGAAAGAAGGCATCATGTTTCATCCCAAAAGTCCTTACAGCAAAATCTGTGCTGATGTTGTCCTAACAAATCCGCCTGGTGTTCTCCCGCCCCACAAGCATTCAATCCCTACTTCTTCAAAGACCGTTGAAACTTCCGACGCTGCCAAGCAGACTCAGTAATAACTTTTTTGCCTGTTTTTTCTTTAATCTTTTTAATTGTCTTTTTGACGGTGGGTTTGATCGTCTTAAGCAGAAAGTCACCTAATGGTTTGGCAAAAATTGCTGCTGTCGTCGCAACTACCGCAATCGTTGCAGTCGTCACTACAACAGGAGAACCAGGTAGATGGTTGCCAAGAATGGCTGGTATGTCTAACGGGTCGAGTTGTGCCTTGCATTCTCCATCAATCCGTTCATAACCAATGATTACAGCCGTTTGCAGCTTGTTTTTAGCTCCAATGGGTACTGCATCAGGTGGCGGGCATGGCAACTCTGTGGTTAGATTTGGAATGCCAACGGTGTCAGCCACCATTGGTGAAGGGGACTTAGCCGGTTGTTTGGAGGCAGCCGGCTTTTCTTTTGCTGCATCAACGTCTGGGTCGATAGCTGGAGCTTTTGCTGATCCATAGGTCAGCGTGCCAGGTGTAAAGTCCATCGCGTTAAACGATGGCATCGTTCCATCGCAAACAACAAAATTACCCCTGCTGTCATTTGTGTAAGCGTCTGAGTTGCCAGGTTGTACGTTTCTCGTCTCAACACAGCCAGGTATCTCAGCCACTGGGAAGCCCAGCATTAAAGTGATAGGAGGTTCCGGTGGAAGGCTTAGGGGAGGAGTTGTCCTCCATGCAGGTATTTCAAGGATTTCAATTCTTCCTACTCCAATCTCAGGTATTTCAGGCATGAAGTCAGACCGATTTGTCGCAGGTCAGTTATGGATCGAGCGCAAGAAAAACCGCGAAGGGCCGCCTATCAGTTACACCGTACTGAAAGGTTTTAGCTCAATGGGTTTTACAGGCAAAAAAGAGGTTTTAAGATTTATCCGTTGGCCAAAAGGCACTCCCACAGGCGATGCCGTGCGTGAGTGGCTGGCAAGCTTTGATGACAGCACAGAGCCTGTTGCCTCAGGGACAGACATGGCTCTGATTGCAAAAGAAGGCTTTGGACCTGAAGCTCACTAGAACGGCGAAGCAGGCAGCTCAATGGCTGGTCCTGTGGCTGATGGAAGCTCAGGCATTACGTCATCAATCTGACCAGGCACCATGTCAGTCACCATCTTGGTTAGCTCAGTTTGCAGCTCACCCATGTAGTGCTTAGTGATTGATGGAATGCGGGTGTAAAGCATCACCGATCCAGCGACCATGCCTGCTGATAAGACAAAGCCTGCAACAGACAGAACGTTAAAAACTTTTTGCATAATGATTCCAGATAAAACAAAAGGCCCCCTTACGGGAACCTTTTGTCGGCCTGTGTGAAAAACCTAAGCTAGTTATAGCTCAGAAAGCCCACTTCACACCAAACTTAGTTCCAACAGAAGGATCGTCCTCTGCTGTCAAAAAGCTGAGTTCGCCATAAATGCCAACGCTTTCGGCTACTTGGACGTTTCCGCCAATTTTGCCGGAAATTTCAAACTCACCATCTTCGCCTTGTGGGCTGATGAAAGCTGGGCCGCCTTGCAGGTAGTAGCTGTAAACGTCCTGGCCTCCTTCAAAGCCAATGTGAAAATCTGTATTTGCGCCGAGGTAATCGCCGCCCGAATAGCCAGCGTTATTCTCGACGTTCACATAAGGGCCTGCCAAGGCAGCTGAACCAGCGAGAACACCAGAAACAGCTACTGCGAATGCTTTGATCATTGTTGAAAGAGTCAACGTTTTCTGTAGGTACATTAACTGAGACAGTCAATGGACAGTTAGGAATCTGCTCCTCAGTTCTCATCCGTTCCAGGGAACGTTGAGAAGTGCTTCTTATGCAATCCGGTGTAAAGACCACATTGTGGGTGGTCAGGGTTGTCGCGACCTTCAAGCATGAAAAGCATGGTCATCCATGTATTTCTATTGTTCATGGCTTGAAGATCTTCCGCTCCTGGTTTGCAGGAAATCATTGGGTCTGGTCTAGTAGTCACGTCGCTCGTCCTCGTAAAGGTCATCGTCTGCATCAAACGCTAAAACAAGAGTTGTCAGCACAACCCCAGCTAGCGCACCAAGAATAAAAGTCATTCAGAAACGTTGTCTGGGTCGGCAGTCCATGCAGAGTAAGCGGATCCAGTCACATATTCAGCCAAGGCTTGCACCCGTGCCAGATCAGCATGGGGCGATACATCACCAATCTTGGAGCAGTCTTCAATTGCTGTGACCTTAGTGCCGCATTCCGTACGAATAACCTGACGCCAAGTCTTCCAGCCAGCGTTCATTGTTTTGCCACTTTCCTTGGCTTTGATTACGCGCCAATCAGATGGAATCAGCATTGTGTTTGCTGTGTGCTTTGTCTGAGCAACCCAATTGGTCTGTAAGTCTGTATAGGTCTTAGGAATCAGGTTGCCGTCAGCGTCGTAACCCCAATAGAACCTTTGGTCGTGGGACTTGACTACATCGCCCCAGGTAATTCCAAGGGCTGCGCGATCATCTGAACTGCTTAAGCGAAGCCAGTTAGCAGGGTATTGAACGTCGTTGTGCTCCCACGCAATATCTAGGGGAAGACCGCGCTTGCCGATGTAATAGCCCATAAGGATGCAGGTGATGAACGAAGTTTAACGAGCAAGCCCGCCATTGCTGGCGAACGGGTGAGAAGCAAATGCGATATATGCGTAAGTCGCCCCACTCCCATTACTATTAGTGTTAGTTGTGTATAACTTAAATCCGTTAGACAACATGTCCATATTTACGTCCGTACTTGAACCTTCTCCATTGCTTAGGTTTGGATATAAACGTAGGTTGGCTGGGTTATAACCCAAGCGTGAGGTATCGTTCATAAACCAATCATCAGAACCACCGTCTGTCCTTTTCCCCATAACAAATGCCGGTTTGAAATCCAGTGGTACAAATGTGCCATCTGTAGCAGATCCATTGCCGGTGTAGCTACCCACTGAGCTATAGCCCGGAATAGAAGTCCACGCATAGCAAATTATGCCTTGACCAGCACCATTCACTTCATGCGTATTTTTTAATGTAATTATGGAACTTGTTGGCTCAGTGTTGTTTAAATAGGTGTTAACAACAGCACTATGAGTTCGGTCTAAAGTCAAATACTTTGTCGCGCCGTAAGACTTGTGGTAGGTGTACCAGCTGCCTATATCACTTCTTATTTTAAATATGAAAAATTCAGGCTTGCTGTTGAGGTTGTGGCCAATCGTCGCACCAACCGTTCCGTTGCCCGTATATCCAATTATTGAAAACCCAGTAGACGCACTGGAGCGTATATTGGTAGTGATGCTGCCGTCGTTGTTAGTTACCGTGGAAGATCCGGCGTTCCACACCCAACCTACGCTATTACCGGATGGAGCTGAATATGTTCCACATGTAGCTTCAGTGGCATTCGAATTAGATCTCATGTGAGGCGTGCCATCCATCCCCGAATCGGTGACCTTATTAAACAAAATGTGATCTGCAGAACCATTAACTCTGTCCTTAATCCATACGAAACCAGCGTTGTCAGTCTTACCTGTTGCCGCGGCAAGAATGTTTGCTCCAGCGTCAGTGGCTACATCAAAATGTTTGCTGCCATCTGCAATCGTTGGGGGCGGTAAGTTTGCGGTGTTTAAAGCCTTATGTCCGGATGGAGCGGCATGGGCAAAGGCGCGCTGCCCTGTGTTAAGAATTTGAGTTGATGCCCCACCGCTGTCATTGTTCACAGCAGCAGTAACTTTTTTCCCTGAAAGAGATACAGAGTTTGCTTGGCCTTGGTCTGAACCGTTTTTGTAAAACCTAATGTTGCCGTTGTCCATGTCTAACGCAATACCCATAATGTCGTTAACAGCCCACGATGAACCGTAAGATTCATTACTTACAGTTGAAGACTTGCCAAGCCCTCCCCACAACGAACCAATTGATTGGTACATGTATAAGCCATTGGCGCTCTGATAGTTTCGGGTACTTACTGCTTCGTCTAAGTCTGCGATGCCAAGCATTGTCAAACCGCTACCCAGAGTAACTTGGACCTCCCAGTACCATTTTCCCGAAGTTAAACCAAAATTACCAAAAGCCATATTGCTTGTCCCGGATGCTTGATCTACTTGCAAGTTTCCGTTGCTAAGTGTTATTCCGGTCGTTTTATCTACAGGGTTCCATACCATGTAATTACCGCTAACTTGGCCGCCTGCACCAGTGTCCGCTTGCGTGCCGTTTGATGGTGAGTCGAATAAAGAATCGTTGCCCGCGCCTGCTGTTACGCTGAGATTGTGTGGCGTCCAATTATTTGAGCCGCCAGAAGTGTCTTTCCCTAAAGTTGTCGCAGTTACGCCACTGTTGTCTGCCCATTCCAGCCTAAATCCATTCGTTCCAAAGGTCAGGTCAGACGTATCTTTGGCTTGCCAAACCCCGTTGCCGTCAGTTTCGCCAAAGTCAGTCGGCGCAAGCGCTTGTCCGTCAATGAAGTTAATTTCAGCTAAATATCCATCAAACAAGTTGCCGGTATTATGAACTTGACGGCCTAAATAATGAACTGAAGCTTCGTTGTAACTGCCATCGCCGTTTTGCGTTGGGTAGCCGCCAGTAACGTCTTGCAGCACGCTATTAACATATATTTTTAGCCTATTTGATGCGGTGGCTTGAGTAGTGTCTAGCGCAACAACTATGTGATACCAAGCACTAGGGTCTCTAAATTTTGCTACTGTTTCAACGCTGCCGTCAGAACCGGCGTTAGCTTTCATTCGATCGTCACCGTTGAATCTAATCGTATTGGCGGTGCCAGCACCTGCGGTAAAAATACAAGCCTCAACACTAATTTTCCCGCGTTTTATCCACGCACTCCAGGTCCAAGTTTTTCTGTTAGATGCAGAGCTTGGAGTGCGGCTAAGATTCGCAGTGTCGTCATCATTTATCCTGAGCGACTTGGTCACTACAAAACCTGCGTCTGCTCCAGCAGTTGTTGCTAGAAACAGCGGACTCGCAGCACCAGGAATACTCATGAAACGTTCAGCAGCGAAGTAACCGTGATGCGCGTTGCGCTCTCGCAATAATAGGCCAATACATCAACAGCACCAGCTGTTGTCGTCAACTGAGGTGCGCTTGAGGACCCTCCTGAAAACTTCCACTTTGTTCCTGCATAATTAAGCGTGCGACTGCCCGTTCCATCCTGCGTAATCACAATCACACCAGATTGACCAGCCGTGACATTGCTTGGATCGCCAAGTTGTCTTGACCCGCCGAGCGTGACGCTGAAGTTATTGCCAAGGCTCATGTCAACAGCAATGGTTGCCGCATCGGTCAATGCAACAGGCGTTCCACGCTGTGCTTTCGTAAAGCTCTGAGTTACGGCAAGGCCAGCCAAAGTCGTAGTTGAAGCTGGGATCGTGACAGTAACGTCAGCACCTGGATCGGCAACACTCAACGTCAATTCATGTGCGTCAGGCGTTGCACCCTCAAAGATCAGGCTGCCATTGAACGTAGCGTTACCCGCAAAGGTTGATGTGCTGTCGAACGTTGCAACACCCGTGACATCTAACGTTCCAGGGACATCAACGTTGCTTGTAAATTCAACGTCTGTGCCGTTAGTCGCTGTTTGCAGTAGTTGACGCGCACTGCCATTTGCAAGCTTGTTAACTGCAATCTCAGCTGTAGCACTAACGTCAGCATTGACGATCGTGGCATCAGTCAACATTGCGCTGGTGACTGTCCCCGTATCGCCAGAGGTAATGACGTTACCGCTCACATTTGGGAATGTGATCGTGCGATCAGCCGTAGCGTTGACAACCGTAATTGTGGTTTCGTACTGATCATTCGCAGAGCCTTCAAACGCCAATACAGCGTTTTGACCCAATAACACCGTGCCAGTAAATGTTGGGCTAGCAGCACCAATCTTTTCAGTATCTAATTCTTGTAATGCAGCCTGGCAATTTGTACTACTGATGCCCCCCGTTGCGACGACCGAAATATTGGCTGCGGTTTGACCCGCAATAGCGTTCGAAACATCGATTAACTGGAACGTTGACCCACTGCCAAGTGAAATCAACATGTCTGGTGGAGCTAAACTCACAGCAGGGGCGTTTCCTGAGCCAGTTCCCGAGTCACTAACGACCACGTAATAGTTGAGGTTGCCTGTTGCAGGCGTCGGCAACGCACCACCGGCGCTAAAGCCAGCAGCAGAGCCAGCAGTCGTGACCGAACCAACTAAATTTGTGTTTGCGTTATACGTTCCAGCGTTAACAAGGTTGCCGCTGATAACCGTGATCGGCAGGAAAGATTCAGATGTGAAAATATACAGATCTTCGTTTTTTTCGTCAAAAAATAGCTGTCCTTTGTAATCACCAGCTGGGAACGTGACGACGTTATCGGTTGCGCCAGCGCCACCAAATTTGCAAGTTGATTGATCCGCAAGTTTTGAAGCAGTAATCGAATCATTGGCAAATAACGCGCTGCCAAAAGTTCCTGATGTAATATTGCTTGCTGGCAAAGCAGGAACATCAGCAGCAGCAAGCGTTGCACCTGCTGATATATGGCCTTGGGCGTCAACTGTCACTTTTGTGTAAGTACCAGCCGCAACAGAATTGCTGTGATTTATGTTGTCGTTAACGTCAACGACAAGCCCTGTCCCAGGGATAACAGCGCCTTTTGCCGTGCTCGTTGCAGCCGGTAAATCTGTTGCCGATAAAACACGACCGCCAGTGACTAGCCCTTTCGCGCTGTATGTCACCACATGATGCGTGGAACTTGCTGTTACATCGTTGTCAACTTCAATCGTGTTGGAGTCCATGCGGAGTCCTTCACCATTGACAATCACACCGCCCTTGGCGCTTGTTGTTGCAACAGGAATATCACTGCCGTCAATTGTTCTGTAAGCAACCGTTCCACCAGCACTTGTTGGGCCAGCCATGAATTGGTTAGCTGAAACCGTGTTGTCAATAGTTGCCGCAACTGTGACGCTGCTGCCACTTGTTGTTGCTGTGATGTTGACGGTGCCAGTTGTGTCGCCAGTTATTGCGTTGAGTGATCCCGCTGCTTTTAAACTGACCCAAGCACTGCCATTCCACACGTACAAAAAGTTGTCGTCAGTGTCTAAAGCAAGTTGACCCGTGAACGCTCCAGAGCTTGGCAGCGTCGTAACTAGATCAACGGTAGATTCATTGCCAAGCTTTGCTGCCGTAATACCCCCATTAGCAACCTTTGCCGTCGTTACCCCAGCATCAGCAATGTCAGCTGTAGCGATGCCGCCAGCAGCAAACAGAATCTTGGCACCTGGAATAGTGTCGTCAGCGATTAATGTGACGCCGTTTGCGACCAAGTCAGCAACAGTAAGTTTTTTAGTTTCTGAGTTGTTGACTGCGACCAACAGATCGCCTGCTATCAAGTCAGCGCCCGCAAGAGCTGGCAAGTCGCTAATTTTTAAGTCAGCCATGGGCTCTTGAGTTAAGTGTCACTGCTCTTGCTTAGCTTAGCTGTTGGATCTTGATCCAAAAGCATGTCGCTGCCGTCTTCCTGATGAATCTTGTCAGGAATTTCAAGGTTCATTCTGAGCGAGACCGCTCCTGTCGTAATGAAATCTGCCGTAATCTGTACAATCTGGCTTGGCGCAAATTGCATAGCACAAGCGGTTATGATTCCATCAAAGTCGTACCAGATAGCATCGTCGCTCCTGCTAGCGACTCCGCCAGGGTTGTAAGCTTCTGTCTTGATATAGAATCTAGCGTGAAAATTGCTGCCAACCTTAGTGCGTAATACGAGCTGCAAAAGATAATTTGGTATTTCCCGTTGGTCATCCCCGGTATATTGCCACTCACAAGACATTCGACCTGAGCCAGACATTAACGTGCTAATTCTGCTGCGAAATTCGTCAGAAAGCGTTGTCGTATCTACTGTTTCACGCTCAGTATTCAATTCATAGCTTTGGACTGCAGCAAGAATTCTTGGAAGGGGATTTGCCACAGTCACTTTTACGTCAAGCGAACTAATGGGTTCTATCAACGTAAGTGCGTTAGCAGTTCCTCCATTGACGGCATGAGCAAAGGTGTGATAAAGCCTTATTCCTCCCAGATCGTCAACATAAATAAATTTTTTTACACTTGGCTGTGCATAGCCACTTAAGAAGTTTATATTGCTTCCATTGTCGCTTTTTATTTGAATCTTATCGCCAGTGATTAGCTGCCCCTCTGCAAATCCAAAGCTTAAGCGTTTTGCAGTAACGTTGACATTGGCCTTGCCCGCTTTAATCGTTGCAGGCATAGAACTTCCATCAGACTGGCGCTGCAGCTCAACTTGCCCAAACGTACCAAGATAAACACTCATGAGATTGCGGCGGCAAGAAGTTCTCCTGTCCCAATAAAAGAAATTTCAGCACGCACTAAGTCAGCAGTAGCAGCGCCCATGGTGGCACTTGAAATATAAGCCGTAATCCTAATGTCGTTATTGTCATCACCATCTACCCAACGGAATGTCAGATCAACGGTGTTGTTACTGGTGACGCCGTCTGGTCCCGTTTTGATCAGTGCGCTTAAAAGGCTTGTTGTGTTAATTGAACCGTTGTCTTCCTTGTAATAAAGGAGGCTGCAGCTGCCCGTGTAGCCGACAACACCCGGCACATAAGTGCGAATGTTATCGCCAATCGTCGTGGTCTCTAAGGTCTCAAGGTTGGCCTGCACTGAAAAACTCGACACTTTTGCCAAGGTCGTAGGCGTTCCCCCCTTCGGAGTGACTTGCATAAAGCCATCTCTGCCGGTGTAGACCTTTGCCATCAGTTGAGGTCGCTTACGTCAATGACGTCAATGACGCCAATCAGATTCACTGTAACAGTGCTGATGCCAGGACGCACCTGCGTTACTTGGGGCGGGCTTTCGTAGCGGTAAGCATTTCCATGAGCTATTGACCCAATTGCGTCTTTGTCACCTTCCCAGCCTGCTTTGGCTCCTCTTGGAAAAGTAAACGTAGTGAACGTTCCTTTCATTTTGTCATAATGATCAAGAAACAATTCAGCGTTTGCATCAGCAACGTTTACATAGCTTAATGACAGCTTCATATTAGTGCGTCTGCTGCCATACAGGATGCGAGCTTCTGCTCCATTTTGAGCTTTAAAAGATTTGATAGGGTAACTGCCTGCGTCAAAAGATCGGCTAGTTGGAACCAACGATGGGTAATCCATTAATCAAAAACCTCAAAGTTGCTAGCACCGTCTTCTGACAATAAGCCTGCAAGCTTGCTGGTGCCATCTTTGTTGCAAGGATGCTCTGAAGCCACAATGTCAACAGTGCCCTCTTGTGAAAACGTAAGCTGCTCTACAACATAAACATTTTGAGATTCTTTTCTAGTGGTTATCGTAAACACTGAATCATGAAACTTTGAATCTCGCACAAACCCATTGGATACTTGCATCACGCCTGACCGCACATCTTCCGATCCTGATTTAAAAAACACAACGTTGTATGACTTATCTCTAAGAGGCGTAACGCTAGTTACCGCACCATTACTTGAGATGGTTCCGTTGTTAGCAGAACTATATGGGCTTGATTCCGTAATTACTTTGATATACGAACCTGCACTAAGGTTGAGACCATGTACTGTTGTTGAAAAGCTAATCGTATGAGTAACTAACCTGCGCAATGATAAAAAGTACTTTCCAACCAATACTGCATGGTGTTCAGATGTGCAGAACTGCGTTAAATCAAACTGTTCGGTGGGCAGAAGATCAACATTTCGATGAGTGCCAAGATCAAATGTTGGCCCGTAGCCTCTTACGGAGACAGTCTTTTCTTCAGGCAATTTGTTTTGGCGCTCTTGCCTGTATCGCACTATCGCTTTGAAAGGCCGACGTTCTTCTGACCTTAAATATTCGATCTTGTACGTGTCCTCTAGTATGTTTCCAGTAGTAAACAGTTGAGAAATAGTGACTACTCTGTCTGCAAGTATGTTCCCATTTGCCGCTGCAGGTACGGCAGGTTTTAACGAAAATTTGCCATCAGAAATAACAAAGTTGCATAAAAAGTTAGGGGCAAGATCCATTACAAACTGGCGTAAGTTTGTGCGTTCAACTATTGGCCCATTAAAGAACAATCTGTTTCTGCGTAAAAATCTTGATGTTTTTGCCATAGCGTCTTTGTCTATCAGAGGAGCGTTGTCTCGCGTCATACTTAATAACGCCCCAGCACCGCCTACTTGATCGGTAAATAGATAGTAGACAAGATCTGTAAATAGGTTGCTTGCGCCGACAGGGTTGGTGTCTCCATATGCGCTAGCTAGCTGGGGATGTAGTCGTTCCACCTGAATCCCTTCGCTTACCCAGCAACGAAGTTGGTCCAATTGTGAAAAACTGCGCCCTGCTTTTAAAGACAACCCTGCTAGCGTCAGATCACTAAACCGAGGACTTGGGCTCTTTTCTCTAGGGCCAATGTTGTTTTCTTGAATTTCGTTGACGTAAACAATTTGATGCTCTGGCTCGTTGGAGTTTGATTTTTCTACAAACTCGCGGTACATACTAATATCAGCATATTGCGTTTGTTGCGCAAAAGCTGATTCAGGATGGTCATATGTGGTCGGCGTTGCTCCTTCAGGTATCGCTAAACCAGCTATCCTATATACAGCACCAGACGCGTCATAAACTGATCGAAACGGGTTATCACTGCTTATAGTTGTTGTATGCGTAAATTCCTCGCCTTCTACCCAATCTACTGTACTACTTGAAACATTCATTCGTACAACTTCCCAAAGAAAATTTTGTATGCCTGTGAAGTTATCAGGATCACCCTCTCCCGTTGGCTTCTTCTTTACTTTTGCTTTTAAAGAAAACGTTATTGATTTGTTATTAGCGCCTGTTTCCGTTATATCAACGGTTTCAGTTTCGCCTTCACCAGCCTTTCTGGCTGATCCAAACAGTTCATAATAGTATCCTTGGCTTCTTCCCCCAATAACATCTATGGTTCTAGTCGCTGTGATTCTAAACTCACGGCCTGACCATCTCATTTTGTTTGACGGGCCTAGAGGCTCTATGAATGGGTTGTCGTTCCCGTAGTCTGCTTTTGCAGAGCCTGCCTCGGTTGACTGGGCTCCTCTTTTAATTTGAATTATTTCGTCTTTACCAAATATTCCAACACTGCTAATAACGCTTACTTCGTCTACTACCCATGTACGCTTTGCACTTGGGCTAGTAGACCGAGCAAAA